TGAACTATTAAAGCTATTTGAATCCGCCGAAGAACCTAATGTGGCTTTACTATTATTTCTCGTTACTTCAAATTCTTGCTCTGCTCTTTTAATCTGCTGCTTTGATGACCACCGCATAGCCGCCACCGTACTACTGGTTTTTGTTCTTTCTGCGTTTATGTCATATTGTGCTCTAGTCTCAGGGTCTGTTATCTTTTTTCTATAATCTTTAAATACCTCTCCTGCTTCGCCTACTCCAGCGATCAGCCCCTTAGGATCGTTTTGCTTAGCTACTTTTACCTCCTCTACCATTTTTGTATATGCTAGCATAGCCTCTGACCCAACCTTAGCTGCACTTACTTTATCCGCCATTGCTTTTTGCTTCTGGTAAGTTTTAGCCAAGCCCTCTACAAGGTCCCCCAACATGCCTGCTTCGGCTATAGCGGTTTTGTCAACCCCTAAAGTCCCTGTCTCTTGTCTTATATCTTGTCTTGCATACTGCGGTATTCTGACCATTTTAACCCCTTAATTAAGTAATCATGCCTACGACGGCCTCTGTCCCTTTAGCAGCAGCGCCAAAGATGCCCTGCCTCTGTGCAAATTCCCCAGCTTTTTCTAATCTACCCGCTTGACCTGTTTTTAGAGCCTTAACACTTTCTGCCCTGTTCGTACGTTGCCCATATTCTTTGTCTATTTCCTGTCTTGTAAACTCTAGCTCCTGCATGGGGGATCCTCTTAGCTCTACACCACTGGCCGTATACCCTAGTGTTTGCTCTGCTAAAAACTTCTCCCCTTGCTCCTTGGCCGTGGTGGCCGCTGATAGACTGTCCTGATACTCTATCTCAGCCTGAGCTTTTTGCGCCTTTGCTTCTTTTTTAGCTTGCTTGTTAGCTTCGTCTCCCTCGAAGATGTCAGAAACTATACCCACTACCGCCCCAACAGGATTTATAACTGTATTAACTACACCCTCAAAAAACTTTCCAATCTCCTCACCCATTGTGTAACCCCCAATAATATAAATTTTTCTTCTTTACTCCAGGACTTTTAGCTTTACCACCCTTAATAAAACCTGCGTATTCCATGAATCTGTTTATTCTTGGTATGTCCTCACTAACAGAATAAATATACTTCCAGTCTAAAACATCTTTTACTATACTAAATACTTTTTTCCAACATTTTACCGCTGATACTTTATACTTAAAGAAAAACTTAGTGGGGATAAAATATCCTGCATATTCTTTTTCTTTACTTTTTATAGCATATATACCAAACATAAACAAAATTTTATCTGAACCCGAGAGGGATACTAGCCCACCCCCGTATTTTAGTAAGCCCCTAGGCACTTTAGTATCTGAGATACTTTCTAGGTTTTGTATTTTTTCCTTAGTTATATTAGTATCTATATGTATTTTAAACACCGAGGCTAGTCTCCTGGAATATATCCATTAAGGAAACGTTTAGCGGCTGTGGCTCATTCTGGTATATTGTAATCTTAGTCTCCTCGTCCCAACTTGAAAAAGGCCTCAAAGTAAATATACCATTAAAGTACGGTTTCCAGTCTAACAACCAATCGTTCTTAAAATCGAAAACATTCTCTGATAATCTATTTACATATATAGAACCGAAGCCTGAGTTTATTAATCTTATCTTAATCTTAGTTATGTTTTTTGGTCTATTATACCCTTGCACACTTGCTCCCGATGGTGTCAATGGTAGCATGGTAAACATGCCTTTATATGCCAAACCAATATGAGTAAAAAATACATACTCAGATAAAGATACGGTATAGTTTCCATACCCTCCAGCGGTCTCAACAATAGTACTCCCTAAATCAGAACCATTTGCTATTACAACTGCAGAGCTATTAATCTTAGAATTAGTATTAAAAGCTATTGAGTTAAAATCTACATACATCTTTTCTAGCCTAGCCCCTGCCAATAATATTTTATTATTTTCTAAATCATAATCGCCTAATGTAGCCTCTGCCACATAGTTAGCATAGAAATTACCTCCGCTAGTTATCTCTGTTTCATATGATATAATTATCCCTAGCTCAGGTATCCCGATGCTGTGTCCTGCTAGTAAAGTTCCTGTATCTGATATTACTTTCAAATCGTAACTTGTGTTGTCCGACTCCTCAAGCTGTATATATGTTCCTGTTCCATAAATAAAATCTGATAAGACTTCGCTTGACTCATGGTAGTCATCAAGGAAAGAATCCTTTATACCATTAAAGAAAGTTAAAATTATATCGTTATCTTTGTCCATAAAAGGGAAAAGCTCAGGCCTATATACAATATTCTTGTATCTAAAAAAATTGTCTATGTTAATCTCCACTATCCGATACTCATAATCAGTGCCATCAAAAATAGCTAAATTTAAGCATAGTACCTGTCCATCTGCTCCTGGATAGGTATGCATATTTTCCACCGAGCTGCCAGGTGTTATCGCACTCCCAAGCATTAAAGACATTGGGAAGAAGCTAACAGACTGTCTATCTGCTCGAATCCCTAACAAGATATCACCATTCTCTAGTAGAACAAACATTCCCTCTTCGACACCAATAAATCTAACTAACTGCTTTATATCTGAATTAATATCTATAATAGCGGTGATGTCATATGACACCTCTGAGTCAAAATCAAAAGCAAACGAGCTCTCATATATTTTATCACTAGAAGAAGATACCCAATTTACATAATTGTCAAATACTAACGGTTTAACTTCTGACGGGTCCCTAAGAGAGAAAACATTTACATCTAAGTCTGTGTTAGTCAATGCTGCCCCTACTGAAATTATCTCTGCCACGCCATCGTTTACGCCTACCAATAGAGCCCTGCTTGACCCTTTAATCCATTTTATCTCTGTTATTGGTGTTAAATTATCTGGTCGTATATAAATCAAAATAGCGTCTGTTGCTAATGGTCCTGTTGTAAAATCGTCATATCGGCTAACCCCACTAGTGTCTGGAGCTCTTGAAAAGAATATAGCACTAGGATCATCATTGAACCCCGAGTATACTATTCGGTTTTGGTATACCGCCACCTTGGTTGGTATATCATTCCCAATTGATAATGGGTACCCAATTTTTGCTGGGAACGGATTATTTGTTATAGGGTACGACCATGTAACTACTACCGTAGGTGGAATTGTAGGAGAGATATCTGTCACTGTTACTTTACGCCTACCACCACCACCGAGTATGTACAATGAATCCTCTGCTGGAGTCCAGTCAAATTCCTCTGGAATTTCAATCCCTAGTACCACCCCACTAAAATATAAATCCGCCCCGACACCTGAGAAGCTAGTTAATGGTGTTCCGTCTTCACCAACTAATTGTATCTGTTTTCTTGCTAAGTCACTAGCCTCAGAAATAGTATATACTCCATCCTGAATGATTACAAAAGTACCTGTTCGATATAATCCCTCTGGTACCGCAGTGGATAACGTTATGCTACCTCCTGCTGTGACTGTTGAGATTGTATACGCTGCCCCCGCAAGTACTCTATGTTTAGTGGATTTTGTCCCCCCTCTTCTAAAGTACATAACTGTATATCCACCATGTCCACCATCTGTCTTATCCTTACAAAGGTCTATAAAGTATCGGTCAGGGTCCGCACCACTGCCGTTGTACCAACTTATTGTCTTTACTGTGCCTGTTGTAGAGTTTGTTGAGTCCTCAACAGGTGCTGCATTGTCGCTGTTCTTGAAGCCTTTTCTAAACTTCATAGCACCATCTATGTTACTATGGAAGTTCAACGACTCCGCAATAGCTGATGTGTATATGCCTAAATCTGGTCTACCTTGGAGCCCCTCAGATAGATTACCTTTATTATAAGAATATCTTGTTGCGTTAAAACTTGGCATCTCTTCCCCTATTCAAAAAAGTAGCTTACATATTTATTAGAGCGCCCTGTATTTGTTTTACGGCTTCCTATAACCTTGCTACTTTCTACTCTTACTGGTGGCTTGTCTTGACCATCTATTCCCTTTGCTACTGGGATTAGATTATCTATTTCATTTTGTATATCTTGGTTAAGGCTCGTAATTTTATGTAGTGGGAATAACTTCTTTGCTAACATAAGTTTAAATAGTTGTTTAGATATAGCATCCCATTTATTTAAATCTTTTTCATCTTTAATATATACTAGGCTCAGTATAGAAGCATCAGAGCTACTATATAGATCATCGGGTGAGTAATTTAATAACAATAGTCCATTCTCGATAGTGTACTCAGTCCACAAAATATCGTAAACACTGCTCCCTATCTGTACTATTCTTATAAAGTCACTGGGTAGTTTATATGCCGCTTGATACTCAAATAACGGGGAATCTATTTCTGCCGATATTTGTACCCTAGCTTTTGAAAAATTCCATGGGTGCCTTCTTAAAACTTCTCTTCGGGTGTCGTCGTACTCTTCTGCACAAATTCTCTCTTCTGTGGTACTCGGATCAGCTATACTAGCTATAGAGGAAGATATGCCCACTCTATGGAGTGCCCCTCTACATATTCCTACTGGAGAATTAGATACCATGTCTTGCCCCTTTAATAACCGCCCTAAGCGGGCGGCTAGTTATTAAATCTAAACGTTTGCAAAATACTCAATAAAAATCACTGCGGTACCTGCTGCCGAACCTACAGTATTTGCTGTAAGTGCGATGGCATATTGTGGATCCTTCTCAGTTAATGAACTCACTGTCGCCGCTAATTCAGCGATAGTCTTATCCGAGTTTGCTAATGATAAAGCTGAGATGCCTGTTATTTCAGCTCCTCTTGCTTTTGCAGTAGCCAATGTTTGACCATTTAAAAACATATCTTTATCAATAACTGTTCCTAAGGAACCATCCTTATCAATTCTATATAAACCGATATCATAATCTGTACCAGCCGTAATAGTAGAACACGCAATTTTAATATCTTTTAAAATCGCAGTCCCTGGTATTGCCGCTAAACCGTATATAGACGCATCCGTATCCGCAGCAACTATAGTAACTTTAGATACTAAGCCCCGAATAACCTGTCCTTCTTTTTTTGCATTTGTTTGTGGGTATGTTGTTTCTAACTCATCAACAGCCCATTTATTTTCTACAGCCATAATCTAGTCCCCTTTCTTTATGTTACTGTTGTTTGAACTATCTGAACTCTTGAGCCCTCTGTTCTAACAGCACCAATATACATAGTAACCACCAATTGCATAGTAGTTACTAAATCTGTTCTTTCTTGGACTTTAATGTCCATATCTTTCCAAATACCTAGAGCCAAAGAGTCATTCGCTAATGCTAAACAATCTCTAACACTAGAAGCAACATCAAGTATTGCACTAGCTGGAGATGGCGGACTAGCTCCGAATAGAACTATGTCTAAACCATTTGCTTTAGTTATTCTTCCTGACGTAGACGGTTTGTCATTTGTATAGTCAACAGAGATAAATTCTAGCTCACCCATTAAATCGGTATGCTCTTCCCCTGAGATAGCTAAACCTACTTTGCTATTGTTTTCTATTAAAATTTCAGAGTCGATAAAGTTCTCATTTATCTCATCTAATTTTTCCTTAGTAACTCCCGAAGTAGCGTCAACTGTTGTAACTCCGTCATTTGCCGCAGTAACCAAAGTGTCCATATCTTTTCCAGTATACACACTTCCCTTAGCTGCGCTATATATAACTTGGTCAATTCGTCTATTCATAGCTTGCATCATTCTTTCCGCATACCCTCTTGACGGGTCTGTTAAAACTTGGACAACGTCCTTTTCATCAACAGGCAAAGCAACAACATATTGCTTACCAGTGATTCTTCTCCTCAAGTGCTCTATGTCCGCAAACTTAATTGACTGATACTTAGAAGTAACCTCAGAAGATTCTACATTTCCTAAACCATCATAAGCGTGTTTTTCCCCCTCTACCATTATAGTTTTTGCAAATGGTGAAAGTCTACTTACTGTTTGAGCTGCATACATATGCAACATTTCCTTAAACTGAATGACGTGGTGTGGTGATATTGTAACCATTGTGTATCCTCCTATTCTTTAAATTATTTTTTTTGTCGCTGATACTACCCATTTTGGATATCAACATATAGGATACCTTCCTACGTGACACAAGTTAATTGTGAATAAGAGGACATATCTATGCTACCCTCTATTAAAATAATACCGTATCAAATACACATTGTCAAATAAACTTACGTTTTCCTTATGGCTGCTAACTGCTTAGCATACCCTTCTACCTTTTGCCTTGCCTCTCTGTGTAGTAGCCCCTTAATAGGATTTAAAAATTCAGGGGTCCTCATAACTCCCTGCATCCTTTTAACTATCTCTGTTTCTGATAGGTTTGACATAGCTCCTGAAGTGTTTTTTATCTTATCTAAATCATCAGATACGATATACTCATCCGATATTTTTTTAAGTATCGCAGCTATCCCTGCCGTTGACTCAGGATCTAGCCCGAGTAGCTTTTGTTTTATTTCTTCTGGTGCGTATTTATCTACAAGGCCATTCGCTACCGTAATTGCTTCCTCTCTATCCCCTCCTAATATCTCTGATAGTTTAGCCTCGTACCTTTCGTTAAACTCTCTAGTCGCAGCCTCACTACCTTGTTTACTACCTTCCGTCATTTCCACCATCTTACTAACCACTTTTTCCGCTTGGCCTTTAGTTAGCCCCGCTTCGTGAAAAGCTTTTTGTACTTCTGTATTCATAGCAACTGCTTTTTCGTTCTGTCCCTCTGTTATTAATCCATATCCCTTTGCCTCCTCTGGTCTACCCATCTTATTATAGAAAGCACTCCAATCTTCCGGCGTTGCTCCCTCTTTTGGTACTATTGTTTTTTGTCCTATTAACTGTTGAGCATTATCAAACTGGCCGAGTAAATCACTTAAAGACTTAACATTCCTCATATATGGTTTATCTCTATATTCTTCTGGAACGTCCTCAATAAAGCTAGTACCTTCGTCCTCTGACTCTTCTTCACCGACTAGTGACGTGGTTATCCCATCTAGTGCGTTTTCATCACTAGTAATATCTATACTCTCCGCCCCCGTTTGTCCCTCTGTTGTTGTTTTAAACATTGCCTTTCCCTCCTCTTTCTATCCTATTTATATTTGCGTTGTCTATTATTAACGGTCTTATAACTTTAAGATATACTGACCGTCTTCCCTCCATATACGCCATAGCTATTGGGTCTATCCCGTTCGAACTCGTATTTACTTTTACGTCGAATACGTCACAAGCATTACATATGTGTGTTAGTAACTTAGCCCCATCAGGGGTACTAGCTACCACATTAGCTGCGACTAATATCTTTTCCGTTCTGTCATCCACTTTACGCACCTCCCCCTGCCATTTGTCCAGCTTGAGCTATATCTCTAACCGCCATTGATCCCTTTGCCGCATTTTCCATTTGTTGTGCTTTTTGTGCTTGTTGTGCCCTAGCATCTCTTATTTCTTTTACTAAATCCTCAGCGTTTAATACTAGGGAACTTCCTCCAGTTTTTTCGTTTAACATCTTCCATAACTCCCCTTCGTTTAGGTAGTCACCGACTTGTGGTAGTATCCCTGCCATATTAGCCATAGTGTCCAATAAGGTTAAAGCACTAGTAACTTCCTCTTTCTCCATAATCCGCATAGCGGGTGACACGTACTTTATGTTATATACGTCCCCGCCAGCTAACATTCTACCTACTAATGCCTCTGGAATTACTTTTGTTTCTACTCCCTCTCGTCTTAGCTCTGCCCCTTTCGGGCCGCTAAACTCTTCTAGTGTTAACCCTAAAAAGCCTCTAGCAAATAGTTTGTTAAAGCTCTTCTTTACTAGTGGGTCAAACATCTCTGAAATTTGTCTGTTATACACCGCAGCTAAAGATAGCCCTCTTATCCTCTCTCTTATCTGTACCTCTCCTAATGTCATCCTTACGTCGTTGTTAAAATCTAATAGTCTATCCAATAGGAAATGCTGTGTTATACGCTCTCTAGTTTCTTTTAAGGATTCTTCCATAGACCTAAACTCCCCAACCGTAAAAAGCGGAGTTATCGGGTTACTGGTAGGTATCCTACCTTGAAAGTCTAATATGTTTATTGCACCCGCTGACGTATCTATTGTTTCATTCCCTAGTGTGCCATCATTTAACACAGCCAATGGTGGCTCAAGCTGTTTTTCTCCTGCTCTTATTATCGCCTCTTGCATTGCATTTGCCATCTTAACATCTGGAAAGCTATCTATGCCTGGGCTTCTTCCGTATACTTCCCCTGAGTTTTTATAAAACCTAGCTATTATCGCTGGTGACTCGTCAAACCCCGACTCTTTCATAATCTTTTTAGTAGACATGTTTATATGATACGACGCTACCGGCTTATTCTTATTTCCTTTTTTGCCTTTATCTAAAATAATCCTAGGCTCTACTGCCACCAATACATGCTCTGTTTCCTCTACCAAGCCTTTGCTTATCGCGTCTTTTGCCTTATCCCCTAAACTGTCCATACCATATTCCTCTAACGCATCAAACACGGGCATCTTCTTTTCAAAGTAAATAGTATCTACAAACCCTCTTGCGTTCTCGTCTATGTATGTCTCTTTTGGGTTCCATATTGAGTATTTAATAGGTACCTCAAAATCTTCTTTGTCATCTTTTATATAAATACCACCCCAACCAAACGCCCCTGCGTCTCTCATGTAAACATCTAATGCTGTTAACAATGCGGCTTCTCTTACTCCTATGTACCCCGCAAACTTTTTAGTCATCCATACGTAGTATTGTTTTATCTCGTCTGTCACTTCCATATCTGTTGGTGGTACTAGGTGTACTGACTTTTCCCCGTTCGGAAATAAAGAACCTAAAAGAATTGAGGCCATTGAGTTATTAGCTTGTATCGCTGTTGTATCGAATATCTCATCTGTTAGAAATTCCCCATCGGAGCTCTCGTCTGTAAAGTTCTGTCTTCTTAGCCTGATAAACTCTCCTACGGCTTGATACATCGTCTGCCACTTTTGTTTCTCGGCTTTCATTTTCTTGAAACGATTTAATATCCTTCTTAACTTTAAATCTTCTGGCATATCTTTACCTCCCTATCATGGCTTGTATATAGCCTATCTGGCTACTACCACTATTGTGGCTTTTTGTACCCCGCATTGTCAATAGCGGTGACTGCTTTTTTTGTTTAGCTATCAAGTCCTTACTATTTATCCTTCCCGCCTTACGTGCCTTATCTGCTTTAGACCTTACTGGAAAAGCAAAAGTTAAGCATATCGAGTCTAATAAATCTGGTGACTCCCCGTTATTAGCTTTCTTTATGATATCCTTAGACACTAACAATACCTTACCATTTGAAGATACTCGCTCCCTTGGGATCGCATACATCTGTTTTATTACCTTCAAATCGTTTGGTATTGACACCCCCTCTTCTCCTAGCCAATCTCTGCATAACCCATATATCTCTGCACGTTTATTTGCATACTCATTCGGGAATAATAGACTCCTAGTCTCTGCAAAATAAATCCCTATAACTTTCCTTCCATACCCTAGTTCATTTAACCTTGATACTATTCCACCACCGTACCCCATATCTATTATCATCATGTCCGGATCATCTTCTTTGAATACTCTTACTAACCTGCCTACCACCGCCATTGGGTCCTTGCTCCACTTATCGCTGCCTAGTATCTCTTCGTACTTGTACCAGTCTCTTCCTCTTCTCCAAGATATTGTTATACTATCCTTACCGCCCCCCGCTGGGTCAACTCCTATCACCAGTGGTGCTCCTGCCTCGTTTGGCCTCGGATTATTACTTGCTACTGTTATTGCTCTCTGTGGAAAGAAAGACTCCCCTGAACTTTGAAAGGCCTCCATAGCCGTAAAGGGATACTCTTGTTTAAACTTCCACTCTTTGTTCCTAAAATCTTCTATCTTTTTCCTTCTCCAATATACTTGCTCGTCCTCTAGTTTATATGTAGTCTTTAAAAACTGCTCTTCCTCAGTCACCCTAAAATCTTCGGGCAGCTTTTTTCTATACTCATCTTGCCAGTACCATGGTATAAAGATTAACTCATACTCTCCTTTACCCTCCATCGCTAACATACATTTTTCGTAATAGTACCCTGAGGCCCCATTAGCTGTTGTCTCTAATATTATCTCTGTCCCTGGTAAATCTGATACAGATTGTAATAGCCCCGTGTCTAAGTTATCTGTGTTGTCCCAAAAAGCAACTTCAGAACCGTGGAAATAATGCAGGGTACTTCCTCTCCCCACCTCTGCGTTTCCCGCAGTCCCTACTGTATACGTTGACTCTAACCCAGCAAATACCATCTTGCGCCTGTTCTTTGTGGAACAGCTCGGACGTAATGCGTCGGGTAAATATCTATAGAACCTATCGACCATATCGAATAGTTTATCTGTAGTCTGTGAATCATGAGACAATATAAAAGTATTTTTATTTGGGCTGGTAGACGTTTTGTGAAAGAACCTTCCCCCGGTATAAGTAGAGCACCCTTGTTGTCTTCCTTTTAATAAAAGAGCTCTTACTAGACCAGTGGTTTCTAACTGCTTGTTTAGCTTTTCGTCTATATACCTTTGAGCCCTGTTAAAAGTAAAAGGCATCCTATCCCCTGCTTTTGTGGATATCTTTAGACAGTGGTTCGCATAAAACGCTAAGTCTTTTTGTAATTTATTATGTACCGCTACTAATTGCTCATTCATAATAACTCAACTAAGTTATCTATGTCTGCTGCTCCACCGCCTTGGGACTTAGCTAGGTTAGCTAAAAAGTCTGTGTAAGATACATTAGTGGATATATTTAAATTCTTTTCTACCGCTTTCCCTGCTACTCTCTCTATCAAGAATTTATACGCATCCTTATCCCCGTCTGCTGCCCGACCAGCTAGTCTTATCGCTGCCACCTCTAAGTTAGAAAACCCTTCAAACTTAGTTTCCTCTGGGTCTTCCTCTGACCCCTGTGGAATTTTATATGGTAGTAACATTGCTGAAAAATTTATTCTATCTACTAACTGTCTGTTCACTGTGTCCAACTGTTTGCTTACCACATGGGGCACGCCCTTTTCGTCAAACTCTAACAGCCGGCTGGAGGTAACGACAACCGGCGTGCTATATTGGACTCCAGCTTCTTGAGGGTAGAAGTTTTCTCTGGAAGTCACTTTTACAAGCCCTCGATTAAGTTCTCGCCCAGTTCCTCTATCTCATCTACTTCTTCGCTCTTATCTAAAAATTCTAATAACTTTTCTTCTAATTTTTTTAATGACCATTTCTTATTTACGCCTTTGACTCCGAACTGTTTTAATTGTTTTATAATTTCCTCTTTATCGGCTATCTCTGTTGATGCTGCTGACGCTGCTGACGCTGAGGCTCCTGTTACTAACTCTGGATTTAATTTTAATAAGTCTGCCATGTCTCCCGAGTCTTGCTCTGTTTTCTGTTTTCTTTTCTTAAAGACTTCTGGCGAGTTAATGGCCATTTGTGTTGCTTCTTTTAATGATTGTAGTGTTGGATACTTTGCTACACTTATAGGAAGTCTCTTACTTATTATAAAAGTTTCTAACTGACTTCTACTATATAGTCTTATTCTTACGTCCTCAGGTAGGTAGTCGAAGTTAACTCCGCTATTATTCCCATCTACAGGAACTGCTTCCTTTACAAAGACTGTTCTTACTCTCAAAAATTTTGGGTCTAATTTTGTTAGAATCATTGGAAGGAATTTTCTTTTACAAATTCCCACAGTTCTTTCTAGCTTTGAAAGTGGGAGCCTTAGCTTCACATCTCCATAAGGTGTTACTTCTCTTCCCTGACCATGTTCTCTCTGTGCTGCGTACGTCCCGTAAACCGTAACTTCGAATGTTGGGTCCATGTTCATTTTTATTACCTCCTTACTATTTTTTATTTATCATATTTTATTATACTTAACTAGCTAAAGAGTGTCAAGTTTAGAAAGGGTGGGTTAATTAAAAATTTTAATTGGCTAAAAATTTTGATTGGCTAAAAATTTTGATTGGCTAAAAATTTTGATTGGCTAAAAATTTTGATTAGTTAGAGAGGCCACTCCCCCCCCGCTGCGCATGCAAGGCTCACAGGGACGCATACCCCTCAACAATCGGCCACCCCTTTTCAGATTTAAAACAACAATTCAACGTCAACAACACAATATTAACCTCAACAACAACAACACAACAACGATAACAATACATCTATGCCATGACAACGATAACAATACCTCTATGCCATGACAACGATAACAACATTATCAATTGGTATCAAGCACCATCATATACCTTGATAATGACTGTCAAGCAATGTAACCAAAGCTAAAGGGTTAGGTTTTACAAAGTGCTTGTTTTGTTACGTAACAAAATATGCCAAAACCTTACGTGATACCAAGTGATAAGAAAATTGGATAAAATGGGAAAATAACAAAACAGAGAATTTCGATGGGTCGAGTAATTACGGCCAATGCAGGAAATTTTTTCAAACACTTGTAAAGTATAAACCTTACGTAGCGTCTCGAGCGTTACGTCAGCTTCTCACCGCTGCGACCGTTGCTTACGTTATATTACTACTATACAAACTTCCCAAGTAGTAGTAACTATACAATACAGTTTTATTCAACGCACCAATTTTTTATGTTTTGAACGCTATCAAGCAAAAATCCCTATTTTTAACCATATTTTTATCAAGTTTAATCAAATACCAAAAATACTAATTGTTTGACAATAGATTATAATGTG